TCTTCCCATTAATTAATTTTATAAAGATCTTCTAACGCATTTTGATATTTTTTAGCAGTTCCTTTCGGAAATTTATTTTTTTCTTCTAGATTAGAAACTGTTTGTAAATCACCATACTGAGAATAAAGATCAACTATTCTTTGAGCTTCTAATTCTCTTTTTTGTTGGTCATAATTCATTTTGGATTCAAAAGTTTCTTCTCCAGTAGTTCTATTAATACTTGCTCTATCTTCAGGAGAAAGACTTAACATAAGGCTATCTTTGGCAGATTCTAATGTCTCTTTACTAAGTCTTTTTCCATACTCTGCTTCTAACCTAGTCACAACTTCATTATAATCATCAACTGTATTATAAAGAGCAGTATAGTTTCCTTTGTCTCTTAACTTAATAAGATCTTGTTTAAATCCACTAAAATCTTCTATAAAATCAAGAGAAATGTTTTTCTTTTCTGCTATGTCTGTTTTAATATCATCTGTTTGAGCTAATTTTAATTGTTTATCCACTTCCTGCATAGCCCTATCCATACTTCTATCTTCTTCTTCCCATCTAAGTTTTCTATCATAGACATCTTTAGCCCAGCTATCCATTTTTTGATAAAGGGACTTAGGAGTATTACCAAAATCAATATCTTTCTTTTCTTTTTCGCTAAGACCTTCATAAACACCAGGAAAATTTGTAATTAAATCAGTCTTAAACTTACGGATATCAGTTTCCATATCTTGACGCATATTTTCTAAAAACTGTATTTCTTTACTTAAAGTTTCTTGGGAAGAGGTATAAGCATTCATAGATGATTGATAAGTACGGGATATATCTACCCCTCTGTTCTTTTCTAACCAACCTAAAACATTGGAGAAGGTCCCTCCGCTTACTTTAGAAGGATCCATAATCCCTGAAATAGTTCCCATTTCACTGCTTTGCCTATTGGCATAGGTTCTCTCTGCTATCCCTGCCATCACTTGCTGAAATAATGGTAAGGTTCCTGGATGATAACCTTCTTTTAAAGTTCCTAAGTTAGTATTAACATCTTGTAAAGGATTACCTGTATCTACCATTTGAGGCAAAGATTGCATTCCCTGAATAGGATTTAAAGTACCTGAAAGATCAGAGCTTCCTTTTTTAGACGATTTTTTCTTAGCCATTTTATAGATTTAGATTAAGTGAATTCATATTGGATTCTCCTAAGAGAGTCCCCGCTCTTTGCATAACGTCTTGAATCTTATTCTCATACATTTCTCCTGTAACATTTCCTAGAGGAGCATACCCAGCTAAACCTGGCATACCAGTTGTTCCCCAAGTAGTTTCCATTTCTCTTCCAATTCTAGTAATATTTTCTCCATAAGTTCTCTTTAATTCATCAAGTTGCCTTTTAGCTTCAGTAGAACCTCTTTGAGATTCAGTTTCGAGGTCAGCTATCTTCTTAGAATATTGCCTTTGAGTACTTTCCACTAGATCCTTGTTAGATTCAGCTAAACGAGCTTCCGCTTGTTGTTTAATAGAAGAATCAGTTAATCCAGCATTAGCCATTGTACCTTGAGTTTGCTCTACGTTTATTTTATATTGCATGGCAACCCTATTTAGATCAGATTGCATTTCTAAAGTAAGATAGTCTTTATTCTTAGCCAGATCTTCTTGAATTTCTGTCATTCTTTTAGTCAATCTTTCTTCATCAGTTCCAAAACTAGCTTTATAACTATCAGAAGTTCTAATCATAGTATCTTCAGCAATTCTGAATAACTGTTTGAAATATGGATCAGATTGGTCACCTGCTTGTTTCAAAGCATTAATAAGCCTTGTCCCTTGTTCAGTATTAGAAGCCATTCCTACGTTCTCAAAATAAGCGGCTACTTTCTTTAAATCATCAGGTAGAGAATTATAATTAGGATCATTGGCTAACGCATAAGAAGCTGAAGATAATCCTCCTACACTCCCTCCAGTATTAGACACATATTGATTAACTTTATCTAACAAACCTGATTCCTTAGATCCATTTTTTTTCCACCATTCCAAAAGCGTATCCGCATTCTTCCCATAATGAGGATGATTGGCTACATCTGGTCTTAATTGTTTTAAAGCGGCTAACTGATCCCTATTTAATGCTTTGGACATTGATTTGCTAGTTAATGACTTAATCTCCTTATATTCTTTTTCATCGATTTTCTCAAGTTTTTTCGCTTCTGCTTTACTAACCTTAGTTTTTTCTCCAGTAGAAGTGGAAACAGAATAGTATTGTCCACTAGAAGATTTATATGCAACAGTAGGAGAACTATATGATCCTGTAGGAGAAGCAGCTCCACTAGGATCACTAGGAGCGTCATAGACTACTCCTGGATAATTAGTGGCATAAGTGGCTCCCTCGCTGCTTAAATCATCTCCTCCTCCACCTTTACCAAATCCTGTTCTTTCAGCAATTTCTTCATCTGACATTTTCCCCCAAACATTACGAGAAGCATTCCAATCAGCAAAAGGATCTTGCCCTCTTTTTAATCTTCTTTCTACTAAATCTAAAGCAATATTAGTAGCTTTTTCTGGATCTTTTCTATCTTCTTCACTTCCATGAGCCTTAATTAATTGAAATATTCCAATTGCAGAACTGGTAGGATTTTTAGCATTAGGATCAAAATTACTTTCTGCTGAAACAATTTTTACCAAGTCATTAGCGTATTTTCCTAATCCTCTTTGATCTGCTACTTTCTTGATTATATTAGGAATAGAATTTCCTTTTTTACTTTTAGAAGAAAGATTTTTACTTAATTTAGATAGGGCTTTCTCTAGTACTTTAGTTCCATATTTATTTTTAAGTTTATTCGCTACTGATTTTGTATCCTTAGCTTTTTCTAATTTTTTTATAATTAATCTCTCTCTGGAATTATTCTTAGACGACTTTTTCTTATAACTCTTCTCCTTTGATAACTTCTTATCATATTCTTTGGATAATTTTCGCATGTCTTTTCCCACAATATTGCTTCCCCATTTTTTTTCCAATTTATTGACAGCATCAGCCGTCTTACCTTTTTTAGCTGACTTCTCAATCTTCTTCTCTCGTAATCGAGCATTAAATTTTTGCCAAGATTTACTTTTTGCATTACCCATTTTCATTTAATTTAGCTTCTAAAATATCCAATCTGTCAGCAAGTTGTCTTACTGCTCCAGCAACTAAGTCTAAAAAATGACCTAAATTACGTTGAGTTGCATCATCAATATCTTCTTCTGTATAATTGTTTACTTTGTCTATTTTCGCTAGTAACTTCTCTTTATCTTTTTCTATCTTGTCTTTTTCTTTCTTTTTAAATCCTTTCATTGCTATCATACCTTCCAACTTATCTAGCCTTTTTTGATAATCTCCTTTTAGTTTTTCAATATCATCTAACATTTTACTCTTTCCATTCATCCATTCAGGTAAAGACGTATTATCCATTCTAGGTTTTCCTGATTTTTCATCTAAGATATAATTTCCTTTTTTATCTCTCCTAGGTTGGCATTGTCTAAGAATAGCAATATCATCTTCTTCATCTAGCCAAAGACAATTATCATAATAAGTATAAGCATTCATGGCACTAAAAGATCCATATTCCAAGAGAGGTGATTCTCCTATTAATTTTGTTCCATCATCATAAGGTACTAATCTATCCCCTCTTACAACAAACGGATCTCCACCTTCTGCACTTAAATGTAATGGATCGTTTGATCCTATCTCTATTCCTCCATCTGCACCTACTCCCCAACTATCAATTTGACCAACATTAATATTAGAATAATAGAAAGCTATCAGATCTCCTGTTGTCATTTCTACTCTATTATTTCCAGTAGTACTTTGAAATAATACTCCTTGTAATGTTCCTGCTGTAATAGTTCCTATATTTGCTGATATAGCAGAAAGAGTGGCAACATCTATTTTTGTAGCTGTCACTGCATCTGCTGCTATCTCATCAGCTGTTATAGCTCCTGTATCTATCTGATTAGCAGTAATAGTATTAGTTGCAATCTCATTAGCTGTTACCGCATTAGCTGCAATGTTATCAGCTGTTACTATTTGACTGCTTCCTCCTTTTCCTCCAAAGATCTGATAAACTGCTTTTTTCCCTGTATCAGCATTATTTTGAGCCACTCCTACTAAAATCTTGTTAGATCCTACCGCATTGGCTGCTGTAGTAGTTTTTTGCAAAACTGTCTCTGATACCGCCTTATCAAAATAAATATAATTTATAGCTGAAATATCTCCTGTGTTTCCTGCATCAATATTAAAAACAGTACCATCAGACAAGGTGATTGCTCCTGCTGACCAAGCTATTGTATTATGATCTGTCGCCGAAAAAGTCAAGGTAGAAGTCCATCCTTGAATATTCAAAAGACTACCTGAAGCAATACTATTTATTTGTACAGAAGCATTTAATTCTCCACTTGTGACATTGGAAGGACTTACACCATCAAAAAAGACGCTGGCAGCTTGAGGTGTTTGGTAAAGCCAGTCTTGTTGAGGAAATAAAGTTAGCGCATTTAAATTTGGGAGAATTTCATTAGGCATTGATATTTTCTAAGACTTCGATTGATTTATCAGGAAACTCTAATCCTAAAAACTTCGCATCCCCTTTTTCTGAAGATCCTGCAATTTTATAATTAAACCAGTTTCCTTCATCTTTGGTTCCCCTTATTCTGGAAATATCCCCTGTTATATTCCCGACAGGGTTCCAAGATTTTTCACTCTTGCTATTTACTCTGGAAAAGATAGTTCCTTCATTTATTCCTTCTGTATGGATTATTCTTTCTCCTACTCTTTTTCTATAAGCTCTGGAACCAAACTCAAAATTATGAGTTTCCACTGTCCAAAATATAGGAGTTCCCATATCGGTTGTCCCTGAATCTAATTGGAAGATATTTCCGTCGTTATCTCCACCAATTAAACAAGCCTTTCCATTAGCATCTACATAGTTGGAAATAGCTCTAATTTCTGCTGCATAAGAACGAATATCCCATGTTTGATAATCAATATTATATTTTAATAGAACATTATTATAAGTAATTTCATCTACTGTCACATCACCAATCGCAAAATAAATATTTCTTTCTGTAGCTCCCGAATGAACTTTAGTGAAATCAGTAATAGCACTAATAAAATCATCTACTCTTTTATCTGATAAAAGTTTAGGCATTCCTCCAACTGTAGCCCAAATACCATTTTCATTTAAGAAAGCTACCATTCCCCTAGAATAACAGATACATTCTTGAGAAGGAGTTCCTTGTCTTACCATATCGTCTGGGTAAGTACTAGATCCATCCCAACGCTTTAGAGATCTTCTCTTAAAGATCAAGATATATCCAGGGCATTTAGCTAAAGCAGTAATTCCTCCTCCGCCATCTTCTTGTTCCATCATTATATATCCATTACCTGATGTCCAAGAAACAGTTCTAGTAGTAGAATTGGCTATTCCTGAATAATATAGTTTATCAGGACTAGAACTATCACCTGCTGCATAAACCCTATCTTTCCACTCTATGGCAAATTTAACTCCACTAGGCATATTAGCTAAGTCAAATGCTCCTCCCGTTGAATCCCAGCTAGAACCATTAAAAGCTTTAGCTGAATTACTTCCATTCAATCTTAAACAACTATCTAAATATGTTAAAAATCTTGTTTTCGGAGCAACTGAATATATAGGTGAAGGGCTAACAGATGGAGATAAACTAGGTGATAATGAAGGTGACAAACTCGGTGAAAGACTAGTAGAAGCACTAGGTGAAACACTTGGTGATAAGGATGGACTTTTACTCGATGAAGGTGAAGGAGAATGTGATCCTGAAGAACTAGGAGAGGGAGAAGTGGAAACACTAGGAGAAACGCTAGGACTTACACTAGGAGATAAAGACACCGAAACTGATAAGCTAGGACTAACTGATGGAGATAGTGATGGCGATAATGAGGAAGATAAGCTAGGAGAAAGTGAAGGACTCTTAGAAGGGCTTAATGAAATACTAGGAGAGACACTAGGAGATTTAGAAGGAGACAATGAAACGCTAGCTGAAGTAGAGGTAGAAGAAGAAGGAGATCCTTTATCATCTTCTAAGCTCTTAGTTCCAGCTATTACATCATAAATATCTACGTTATTTCCATCAGAAAAAGCAGCAAAAATCTTATGGTTTGTACCCACTGAATCGGAAAAGTAATGCAATCCTAAACAAGGATAATTATTGGATAGTTGCCTACCTAATTGAATTATTCCAGGTCTTATTTTTAATGATCCTAATTCTGCATCTGAATCCATATTTAAAGCCAAGCGTACTGAATTAGCAGGAACAGAATTAGACTGCACTCCCCGCCAAGTTCCCTTAGACCAGTTTCTAAAAGTAAGAGCTTTTAAATATTTCATTTATCTTCGATCAAATGGTAAATTTTTCCCCCTACTATCTGAAATTCTATTTATTTTAGGTCGCATTTTATATTTTTGCCCCGATGTTTCTTTCTTAATTGCATCAGCTAATTTATCTTTGAACATCATCCAATCTCCATCAGTAAAGTCTTTTTTACCATCTCTTTCTAAAATATTTCTAACTTCCCATCTCAAATAATTAACTATCATGTCGTATCTCTCTATGCTTAAAGTGTCTGCATCGCTATCTACTTCCACAATATCCGTATAGAAATCCATAAATATATTCTTGTTTTGATAAGTGGAATCTGGCATTGGATACATTGCTAAATTACCATCATAAACCGTATAATGGGTCGGTTCTCCTTCATTTTCTCCGTACCAGACATTCGTATCTACTGGGAAATTAACTGTAATACTTCCATCACCAGACGAGGGAACACCAGTAAGAATACCAGTAGCACGAGTAATTCCTGTATAAGTAATTTCATATTGAGTATTATTATAATAGACATTAACTGTTCCGCTTTCTGGTAAATCATATCCGTTAGCTAGAACCAAAGTAGATTGACCAATGACTGGTTCAGTAGCTACAGTGGTATGTATGGAATCTTCTAGAGCTGTTACTAACTCTCTCTTATCCATGTATTTTAAATAATTATCCTCTCCAATCCTGACAGAGAGAATAGATTTATTGGAATTCCTGTCATAAGCAGTAGTTGGCATAGAGTAAATATGTTTTCCCCTCTCTGTTTGATCAACTATATAATCAAACTCTTGATAAGTACTCCATTTCTTAAGTTTTCCCCTGATATAACGTAAAGCACTATTTGTAATACGAATCAGTCTCTCATGAGTTAATTTTGAAGTATATTCATGGTCTTCCATTGCTTCTTCTATTGCATATCCTACTGTATTAGCAGCTAATCCAGTAATTAAGTAAGCATCAGAATAATCAGAAAAGGTAGAATCAATAGAGTTTTTGTATCTGGTAAAAATATACCCAGTAGAATCGGTAGCATCATTATACCGATTATTCTTCATTTCTGGATTAATCGTTTGAGTAGAACGCACTGTTTTACTTCCTGTTTCTGTTGCAGCATGAGAAAACTCTATCTGATCATAATCTACTATATATACCTTAGTATCCTTAGAATGACTTTTAGCTAAAGTAGTAGCTAAAGTAATGGTATTTCCTGATGGATCAGTAGAAGGATGAGTTTTAATTAATTCTGTTCCTTCATCACCTAATTCCCCTATAATAAGAATTTTATTAGCTTCAAAATCAGAGATACTATAAACATCAATAGTACTAGATCCTTCAGAAAAAGAATCATTTAAAGATGAAGAAATAGCACTTTCAATTAAGTCATTAATAGGGAATAGTAATGGAATCATTATTTTGCTTTAAAAGTTGCAAACCCAGAAATATATTTATAAGCAGTAGATAATCTTTTAGTTCCTGTCCAAGGATCTGCTATTCTATAAATATTAGTAAATGGAATTCTTGAAAGAGCTACCACCCAATGATAATGTTCTACTTGCAAAATTACAGCTGTTTTAGGATCTTTGATTGCCGCATTTATTTTTGCATAATCTGGGCTATATCCTCTCCAAGTAAAATTAAAACAAAGCTTATTATTTATTGACTGCCAAATAAGCAATGCATCCTTAGTAAATTTTAAATTATCTGCCATCCAGGCTGGAGTTTTAAAACAACCATAATAATCAGATAACATAGAAAGACAAGTAATAGTACATCCTACTCTTCCTATTTTGTAAGTAGTTTTTCCGATATTATCTCCCGCCCATACTGGATTACGCTGACTTAAAATTTTCATAAAATTCTTTAAATATTATTTCTTTAAATGACTGTTAATAAAAGCATCTATTTCCTTAGGAATTTTAAATCCTAATTTTCCAAAATTTTCCATGTTAGATTTTAACTCTATCCCAAAACAAATACCTGCTGCTGCTAAATCAACAATACCAACAGTATCTACTCCTGTAATTATCATTATTCCTCTTCCTGCTTGATGAATAGCTGATAAAAAAAGAAAATAAAGAACTGTTTTAGTGACAATATTACTTAATTTCTGACTAGTTATTTCCTTTTTCTCTTTGTAAGCAGCTATCACGCCAGAAAAAGTATCAATTAAAATTAGCATCATAATAATTCCTAAGAGTTCTAGATTATTTAGTCCGCAAGAATATCCTAAGATAGTTGTAATAAAAACACTTATACTAGATAACTTCCAATTCATGATTATCCCCACAAAAAAATCTAAAACCTTTTCCATTGCTAATTTTTAGTTGATAAACCCCTTTATATTTCTTTCTTATGCAAAACACAGAGCTTTAATTGTCGCTGTTCCTGTTGGACTGTTTTGTTTTGTCCACGTAAGAGTGAACCCATCTGCATCATAAGAAGCGACTACGGCATATTGATTAGTTCCACCACTAACACTAGCATCTATTGGAACACTGGCTGGACCAAAAGTATCTGGAGAATATTGTGACTGTGCGCCACCACCTCTACTCGAATCAACAACTCCTATGCTAAAAGTATGTGTTCCAGATATACAGACAATAAAAATAATAGCAGTAGGAGTAAATCCAACTCCTGTATAAGCCACATTGCCACTAGCAGCAGTCATATCTCTAGTAAAAGAAATCAACTTTGATTTTAAGGTAGCTAAATTTGTGAACTGTATTTTCTTGTTTGTTCCTGTCGCTGCCATTGAAGTATCAGAAACATCTACTATTTCTAATAAGTCTCCTGATGCTGGTCGAGCAGCTAGTTCAGTATGATTACTTATTTTACTGTCTGCCATCGTTATAATTTAATAATTAACTTAACTTTTAGCTTTTTTATCAAATTCCGCAAGCTATATCCCTCTTTGTATCTTAGGCTTTAAAACATTAATCTTTACCCTCGGTTTTATTGCTTTCTCTATAATACATTTAGGGCTTGTAGTAGCTGTCATTAATCTTGGTAATATTGCTTTACCAACTATGCATCTAGCCTTTAATTTTTCTATCCTTACTGTTGGCTTAAGAATAGACATTGAAGGCGAAAGAGAAGGACTTAGACTAGGACTAATACTTGGCGATACAGATGGACTGATACTCGGCGACAATGATGGACTTAGTGAGAGTGATAAGCTAGGTGATAAGCTAGGTGATAAGCTAGGACTTAAAGATGGGCTTAAACTAGACGACAAGCTAGGAGAAAATGAAGGACTGACTGATGGTGAAGATGATGAAGAAACAGATCCGCCAATACCACTTTCTAAGATAAGATAAGAACCATCTTCCAATAAAATACTCCAATTATCCTCTAGCAATATATGTTCATTCCCTGATTGAGACGGAGATAAACTAGGAGATAAGCTAGGTGATAAAGATGGTGACAAGGATGGAGATAGACTTGGCGATAATGATGGTGACTTAGATGGAGATAGACTTGGCGACAAACTAGGAGAAAGGCTCGGAGACAAACTTATTGATGGTGATACGCTAGGAGATAATGATGGACTAAAACTTGGACTAAGACTAGGAGATAAACTAGGGCTTAAACTAGGTGAAAATGATGGTGATAAAGAAGGAGAAAGAGAAATACTTGGACTAACGGAAGGACTTACACTCGGCGAAATGCTTGGTGACAAAGAAGGAGAAAAACTAGGTGATAAACTTATTGATGGGCTAACGCTTGGAGAAATACTTGGGCTTAAACTAAACGACAAGCTAGGACTAATACTAGGTGAAGTAGATAAAGAAGGAGAAGCACTTGGAGATACCGATGGACTTATACTCGGACTTAAAGATATACTAGGACTAACACTAGGGCTTAAACTAGGACTTAATGATGGGCTTAATGACGGGCTTAAGCTCGGTGACAAACTTAATGATGGTGAAACACTTGGAGAAACACTTTGACTTACCGATGGACTAACACTCGGACTAATACTTGGAGACAAACTTACCGAAGGACTTACACTCGGCGAAATGCTTGGACTTATGCTTGGTGATAAGCTAACACTTGGTGAAACAGATGGAGAAAAACTAGGACTTAGGGAAGGACTAAGACTTATAGAAGGTGAAACTGATGGAGAAATGCTTGGGCTTAAACTTGGACTAAAACTTGGTGATAAGGATGGAGATAATGATACCGAAGGACTAATACTAGGACTAATACTAGGACTGATGCTAGGACTGATGCTGGGTGACAAGGAAGGCGACAAACTAACGCTTGGACTAACACTAGGAGAAAAAGAAGGTGATAAAGAAGGAGACAATGAAATAGATGGAGAAACGCTAGGAGAAACTGATGGACTGATACTCGGAGATAAGCTAGGAGAAAATGAAGGCGATAAACTAGGTGAAAGACTAACTGATGGAGATAAAGAAGGGCTAAAAGAAGGACTCAATGAAGGTGATAAACTAGGGGACAATGAAGGGCTTAAAGAAACGCTAGGACTAATCGATGGTGAAATAGATGGAGAAGGACTAGGAGATAATGAAAAAGATTCAGAAGGACTGTATGATGGACTTAACGAAACACTAGGACTAAGACTAGGAGATAAACTAGGTGAAACACTAGGAGATAAACTAGGTGATAAGCTAGGACTTAGAGATGGCGAAAGAGATACCGATGGTGAAACCGAAGGTGATTTAGATGGACTTAAACTTAAAGAAATAGAAGGAGAGAAACTTGTTCCAGTTCCACTTTCTAAAAGAAGATAAGATCCATCTTCCAACAAAATGTAATTTCCCTCTCCACTTTCTAATAAAATTCTGTCAAAACCAGAAAACGATGGACTTACAGAAGGACTTAAAGAGATTGATGGTGAGACAGATGGACTATATGATGGACTTAATGATATAGATGGAGAAACACTTGGTGATAGACTAGGACTTAAAGAAGGAGACTTAGATGGACTCAAACTCGGACTCTTAGAAGGAGACAATGAGACAGATGGAGAGACACTAGGAGAAGCCGATGGGCTTAGGCTAACACTTGGTGAAACAGATGGAGAAGTTGAACTTCCCGAAGGAGAAAAAGCCGCAACGACATGCGCCCAATCTTTTTCTCCAAGGTCATCTCCATCATTCCAACCCATAGCTTGAATTCCTGCTGGAGAAACAGGCCCGATAGTTGACATACCAGCTTTATCTGCTGAAGATAAAGAAACATTCTGTCTTTCTGTTTGTTCACAAACAGGAGTAAACGAGCCTCCACCTCCAAACATAGTATCTACTAACCAACATCCATCAATAGAAGTATTTACTGAAGTTGAAACTGTATCTGTTCCATTAGAAATTGTTGTATCACTTATATTAAGAGGAGAAGTCTGGTGAACTCCAGTCAAAGAAACAGCCATTCCATAACCATTCAAGAAAGGAGTGGATATAGTTGCTACTATACTGTTTGACCCCAATGATGGATTCGCAAGATAGAAAAGACTAATTTGTCCAGAGTCACAAATAACAGTATTTAACAGAGTCATTGCAACTCCATTATAAGTAGCACCAGAAACAGTTTCAGTTGTAACATGAGCTATCCCCACTACTAACAACCTGTTAGAACCAGAGCAAGTATGATTCCAAGAAATTAAATAAGGGGTACTTAAATCAGAAACAGATCCAGAATTGCTTGTCGCATCAAATGCTATCGCCATTAGATTTTTTTATCTTTTGCAAATCCCCTTCTGTCCACCCCTTGATAGGCCAAAACTTCTCTATCAACCATCTAACTGAATATTTCTGTCCAGAATGTTCTTTTTTCCAAAACTTATCTCTAATGTAATTCTTAGTCTTTTGCACTTCTCTTCCTTTTTGTTCATAAGGAAAACTAAAATCTCCTCCTTGAGTCCTAAACATATGAGCATACCAAGTATTATGATTAACTAATACACGCCCACCAGAAAGCCAGGTAGCACAAGCTACCTCTAATCCTTGATTCCCCCATGAACCTGCATTTTCATCACATATCCCCCACTTCCAATAATTTTCTTTAGTACACATAAAACAAGAACCTTGCAAACTCATAGTTTCAGTAAAACCACTTTTTTTATCAGTAATAAAAGGTTCTCTATGCTTATAATCTTCAAAGTATTGAAAATGCGGTTCACTATCAAAACAGTAAGAAACAGATTGAGGGTTACGTTTACCAATCCACATTATTCTTCTTCTAATTTTATCTGACTTGCCACAATTAGGACAAACCTTAGGTGTCGGGCCTTGATATTGTTTCCAACCACAGTAATTATGGTAACAAACCCAGTCAAACGCATGAAGATTCCTCATAATTGGAACCATTGTGACATCATCTCCCACTGTCTTGAATCCTTCTATCATTTTCCTATCAAATCCTTGATCAAAAGAGCAATGGCCATCAAGCTTCATTACATACTTTCCTTTAGCTAATCTACAAGCTAAATTAGTTGCAGCTCTTTGCCCTATACTTTCTGGTAAATAAACGATATTAACTCTTTCGTTATGAGGAATTGGAGGATTAGACCAAGCACCATCTAAAACTGCAATTATTTCAGTATCAGCTTCTATATTTTTTAAAGCATCTTCTATTGTATTTTTAAGAAACATTTCATTGCGACTTGGAATAAGCAGACTTAATTCGTAAGAGTTCTTCATGGTTCCAACCTTTTATTTGATTAAGATTTATTTCTTTCCACCACTTGGGAGAATGAGAAAAGTGCTTCAAACTAAATTTAGGACTTGAAAAAGTACCCTTGTGTCTCACATCAATATTAGGATATTCTGAATTCCAAGTTTCAAAATCATCATCAGTTACTCCCCCTCTTTTTTTCTTTTTAATCCCTGGTTCATAACCCCAAATCCTCGCCTGTTCTGGCTCTCGGCTCATAAATTTATCTAATCCCTTTTCTTCAATTTTCGCCATACGCAATCTATAATTAGCTAAAGCCAGTTTCCTATTACAACAAAGACAAGACAAAGACAACATTCGATCGTGACGAAAGACAGTATCCCCATAAATCCACCACCGCCAACAATTTTCGTTATAATAAAATATATCATCCCTAGGAGGGGTAAAATAAAAATGAGAAGAATGGTATAAAACATCATGTTCACAGAAAAAAACATAATCCGCTTCAGAGTTTTCTAAAGCGGTTAAAATTTGTCTTACCATTGTTATATATCCCCTCTCCCCTTCCACTACTATATTCTTACCAAAATCAATCGTCTTTAACGAAGTACTTACAATAGGTAGTTCTGATTTTTCTATTTGTTTTTGTACTTCAGAAAACAAAGGCTCTTTTAACTGATTATCCGTATAATAAATACATTCTTTAGTCATTTTTATTCTTTAATCCAAAACCATGATCTGAACTTGTCTCTCATCTCTCCTTCCACATAATTCTTTCTGCCTAAGACATACCAATTATTAATTCTTCCAGCCTTAGTAAAAGCATCTAATACAAACCCTACATGGCAAGTATAAGGATCGTAAAAACCTGATCTTAAATTTATATAATCATGTCCTGAAACTATTCCACCTTTCTTTACCTTTTTTGACCATTCCCAAAGATCTTCAGCAATATATTTAAAACCATGATGACCATCTATATACACAAAATCCAGGCTCTCATCTTGAAAGTCTTTGACTGCTTCCATAGAAGTCTTTCTTATTAAATTGCAATCATAAGAAGATAATATATTTTTAGTCTTTTCATACAGTTCATCTTGCGACTCTTGAGTAGGGCCATGCCTTCTGTATTGAGTATTATAGTCTTCATAGGACAAATACGGATCAATACCATGGACTTTCAACCCTGCCTGACAAAGTTTTTCAGTGAATATCCCTTGGCAAACTCCTATCTCTACTCCTTCCTTAAAACCCAATCTGTTTAAAAATGATGGCAAATCATTTCTAGAACAATCTGGTATTTCTACTGGTCTCCCTTTTAATTTAATGCCTTCTTCTAGTTGCATAGGTACTTTTTTCTTAAAGATTTAGAGTTACCCCAATATGGTAAATTATAAATTGGTATTCTTTCAGAATGAGAATAATGTCTCATTCCTCCTGGAGCCTTAAAAGAAATGCAAGGATTTTCTGTGGTAAAACTTTCAAAACTTTCAAAGAAACTCATTCCTTTTTCTTTAGGAAAGTTCTTTCTATCAGCATCCCACATTGGCTCACCTTCTAATAGATGCTTTAGACGTTTAATATATAACTCTCTATTAATCACTTGAGACCAAGTTCCACCTTCATTCTTCTTCCAATAATAGTCTCTTCTGTTTCCTATAATATATGTATTAGTATTACGATAACAAACATCATCCCTTTCTGGCCTAAATTGAAAATAATCTGGCGGGTATAAACAATCTGACTCTGATGATATAATATATCTACTATCTGTTGCTTCGCACCCTAACAATATTTGTCTAATCATATTAAATCCACTAGCTCCCCTATCACCGACACAAATATTGTGACCAAATTTAATTGGCTTTTGCGTTACACTGACTATTGGTAATCCTCCTGAATTTTCCAAGATTGTTTCTTGAATTTTCTTTTCAAAGGAAGAATCCTCTCTATTAGAGGAATAATAAAGAATAGTAGCATCACTCATACTTTCCTTGTAAAAATTGATTTAAAATTTAAACTTTTCATCATGGAGTACCTATGATTCCCATCCAATATCCTATTATCTTTATCTACAATAATAGGTATTTTTTGACCATTATTTTTTAAATCTTCATAAACCCTGATTCTTTCTTCTATCCACTTGTTAAGTTTATCTTCTGACCAGTTTTTGCGATAAGGCTTTAATATCCTGTAATACCTGGTTTCTTTGTAAGGAACACCCTTATCTAATTCAGTATAAAACTGATCTTGCACATGGTTACTGGAATCTAACTTATCTATATCTTCTCTTTCTACATAAGGACTTTTAAAGCATAATCCCCATAATCTACGAGGATTAGAACCTTTAAGTGGTAATTCATCAATAAATCCTGTTTCTTCCCAAGTTTTAAAGTAGTTTCTAATATCAGTAACATCAGCCGAAGCCCAGCACCTATTCATATGTCTCTTTTCGGCTGTTACAATAATACAATAACGAGTTTTTAATTGTAGCTTGTTGAGATAATCTAAAAACTCATTAACAGTCATATAGTAACTAGAATTTATAAACAATGTAAAATCAGCTATCGGCAAGTTGTCTATGCATTCAACCTCTCGCATATTGGCATTAATAATCTCATACTTTCCTCCTTGCTTATCTCGCCAAGCTCTTCCCCTTTCTACTGCTCCCTTATTAGAATCCACTCCAATTGATCTAAACCCCATGTCTTCTGCTAATTTTAAATACAATCCAGCATTGCAACCCATATCTATTAAGACTTTTTCCTTAGTGTCTTCAGTCAAAAACGGCTTAACATAATTGTTCCATTTACCCTCATTCCAAAAATCACTTCCCATTTCTTGTTTATCTCTTTCTGTTTCAGGTTCTCCTTCTAGGCGTTGATAAGTTTCGTAAGCTTTAGTCATTGGTTATAAAATCAGTTACAAATTTCCAATTAGTATCTTTAGGTAATTTTAAGATATTTTCCATACATTTTCCTAAATCATTCCTAGTTCCAAAAATATGCCCGTGTAATTTTAAAACATCGCAAGAATAGTCAATGTTATCAATAGAATGAGAATATTCGTAATACCTCTTAGGCTTTGACATATTTGGCTGTCTAGGATCAACCGCTCCCCACCATCCTTCATCATCTAAAGCCCTTACTACTTCTTTATTCCAACGCCAATGAGGAGCCTTAAACCCTTTTTCAAAAGGCAAACCCTTTCTATCAAAAATAATCTTGGTTTCATTCATAGCCATTTTAAATGTATCATAATTCATGTCTCTCATTTCAGATCCATTATGAGTCAATCCATGCGGAATTATCTGCATCCAATCAATATTCTTTTTAATTGTTGCTAATAATTCATTCTCTATAAGAGAAATACCCCAGTCTCTGTCTATACCAATTTCAACTGGCACAGTGAACAAAGAAATTCTAAAATCTTGAAAATAATCTCTTAATTGGAATAAAAGATCCAACCGACTATTAATCACACTAAAATCATCTAGATCTAAACACGCTGTTTTCATAGCTTATTTTTAACATTATAATTACACTTACTACATACTGGTATATCAAATTCATAATTTTGGTGTTTTTCCCTCATCCAAGCATAACTATCCCAAATTTCCTTTATTGAATTTTTATTAACATCCCCTAATATTTGTTTCCCATTATAGTCCATACAGCATGGCACAACTCTTCCATCCCATAAAATAAATATTTGATTCAAAAGAACCCAGCAAGGTACTTTTTTGCCTTTTCTAGCTACTTTAGCTTGACGATCTCCTGTCCAATTTGCGAACCCACAAACCTTATTCTTAGGGAATATTTTTTTGAATTCTTCTAATTCATGAATATTATCATCACATTTTACAAAAGACACTCTGGTACGAAATGGAGCATTTTTCATAAGATTTTCAGCATTTCTTTTACAAGCTTCAAAATCTGGACCTCGCATAACTTTATCATAAGTTTCCTTGGTAACAGCATTCAAACTACAATTCACATACTCAATATTCTTGTATTTAATTAATCTATCTACATCTAAATATTCAGCATTAGTAAAAAGAGAAACTGATACTCTTTCTTTTTGCATATAATCCAGCCATTCCCATATTCTAGAAAAAACAAAAGGCTCTCCATTCATAAAAGGAGAGAAACGCCTAATTCCCATTTCTTTTCCATCTTTTATAATCTTATGAAAAAGATCATCACTCATTTCCCCCATTAGTCTAGTCATCTCATAACGAGGGCAGAAAGTACAACGGGCATTACAATTAGTAGAACTCT